CCTCGATCTTGCAGAGGGCGTCCGCTCCCGGTGCCCCGCCTTCGATGAGGATCACCGGGCCGCTCGCCCCCAGGGCGTCGAACGCTCCCGCGATGACTGCCCTGTCCTTCCAGGTCCGCGACCCGGTAACCCCAATGATCAACTCAGGCTGCCTGGAAGCTGTAACTGAAGAACGTCTCATCGTCGCCGCCGCCGTCCAGCTCGCGCAGGATGCGGTCCAGGGCGCTGCCCTCGGTCATCTCGCTCATGCTAGTCCTCCCGTGTCCCTGCCCACCGTCCCGGCGATCCCGGTGATGAGCCTGTAGTAGTCGTCGCAGTAATAGGACGGGTTGAAGAAGCTGGCCCCGTTCCAGCGCTGGACGAAGTACCCGCCGCCGCAGGTGGCGACGACGGGGCACTGGCGGCAGGTGCCGCACAGGCTGGTGATGCCCATGTCCCGCTCGTACCGCTCCTGGTAGGCGAGAACATCGGCAAGCGGGTCCCGCAGGATATTATATCCTGTCGCCGCGGCTCCCTGGTACACCGATTTCAGCGCGTCCACCATCTCCAGGCTGCCGTCCGTCTCCACGGTCAGGGTGCCCGGGGAGTAGTTGCCGAGAAACCCGGAACGCACCTTGCCGCCGAGCAGCATCCGCATGATCATCTCGAAGAACCGGATGCGCACCGGCTGCGACTCGGCCGCGTACCAGTCCCGGAAAATAGTCAGCAGCCAGTCCGCGTACGGGGTTCCCTCGTACCCGGGGAACGTCCTGTTCCGCAGCGGCAGCAGGAAGTCCACCCGCCGCGGCTGCCAGGAGGCGAGAGCATGCCAGGTTTCCAGCGGGTCGCTGGTGATATCGGCGACGCACAGCATCCCGCCGAGCAGGTTTTCTTCCTGCAGCTGCCGCAGCCCCGCGGCTGCCTGCTGCCAGGAGCCCTGCCTCCCGGGGAACGTCCGGTGCTTGTCGTGCTGTTCCGGGCCGCCGTCCAGGCTCACCCCGACCCGGACCTGGTTGTCTTTCAGCACCCGGACCGCCTCCGGGGTGACCAGGGTGGCATTGGTGAGGATGGAGAAAGTATTTACCCCCGCATCGCGCAAGGTGGCGGTCATCTGCTCCAGGCGGTCCGGCTTGACCAGCAGCGGCTCGCCGCCGTGGAAGATGACCTGGGGGGAGACCCCCGCGGCCCGGATCTGCCGGGCCACGGCGTCGATGACGTCCGTGCTCATGAACCGGGGCTGGTCCCGCCAGGACTGATCGGCCATCTCGTACATGTAGCAGTAGTCACAGGCCAGGTTGCACCTGCTGGCCACCTTGAGCACCAGGTCGCGGACTTCCGGTTTCATCAGTTATGTGCTCCATATCCAGTCCGGTGTCTCGGTCTCGGGTTTTAATCCAGGATGGCAGGCGGCGGCGGTTCCGACTCCCGATTCTCCACGGAACGTCTCCAGGATGGGCAGTGATGCCCCTGCCCCGGGATCTTGCGCAGCCTGGCGTGCTAGTTTGTTGATCGTCTCTCGTTGCACCACGCCGCCTGTCAGGCAGCATATCACCTGGCGTCCCACCTGGCCACGTGCACCTCGGTGAAGTGCTTCACCCACAGCTTGGAGACGTAGAACTCGGTCGCCTCCACCCGCTTCCAGCCGCAGCCTATCATCCGGCACTCGGCTTTCCACCCGCTCCGCCTCTTCCTGATCCTGACGAACAGCTCGGTGGTGTCGCGGTTCACTTGGCCAGGAGCAGGGGCGAGCCGTCTTTCGGGCAAGTCGGGTGCTGGTCGCGGGTGCGGATCATATAGGCGCACTGGGTGCAGAACCATTTGGGTCCGCGGCGGAATATCCGTGTCATCATGCGGCCTCCAGGACGCTCCGGTCAATTTCCTCCAGCGCCAGTTCAACCTGCTTGCAGGCTATCCCGTAAGCCCAGTGACGATCTTCTGCTTCTACCACAAAGCCGATATAAAGTATGGTCCCATCACGGAACCAGCCGTCAAGGCGGAGGTAATCGTTAGCCTCGTAATCATCGGCACGAGCTGAGAACCTCAGCTCAGACAAGATCTCAGCTTCCCTGGCCTCGGAGATCCTGTCCGCCCGGAAAAGGGGAATGGCAACAACATGCTTCATACGTGTCATTATACCCTATTCATCCTCTTCCAGGAACTCCTCGGCCACTTTCACCATGGAGATGTCTCCCGGCTGCAGTCCCGTATCATAGCTCCCGGGCGGGGACTCCGGGTTTATTTTGACGAACGGGGGAAGGGCGGGTTCCGTCCAGTCCTCGTGCTTGCGGAAGAACCAGCGGCGGATCCTGAGACGCAGACAATCACCTTTTTACGCGACAGCGAGCGGGTGAAGAACCTGGCGGAAATCTTCATTAACCTCACCCAGCAGCTGCATCTTACTTCCGTCAAGCAGCTCGGCGAGCTTCATGCTCAGCCTGAGGTAAGCTTTCCAGTTCTCGTCATCATCGACGGCGGCGAGAGCAGCAAGCTTCCGTTCCAGCCAGGTTCCCGGAGAGCTGTCGTCATCCCGCTCATCCCGGTAGGTGAGTATCCCGTCCAGGAACCACTGGAAGCTCTCGTTATTATCCACCCGTCCAGGATACCACTAACCTGAGAGCTTGACCATCAGGCGGCCTCTGGCATGTCAATCCAGGCTTCCTTAAGGTCGCTGTCAACCTCTTCCAGCAGCCAGGCTTTCCGGTCGTCGATCAGCTCGGCCATCTTCGTGGCCAGGCTGAGGAAATCTTTCATCCCCTGAGGGTCATCGCTGATGACGATCCTGCTCAGCCAGCGTTCTGCCCAGGTTTCCGGGAAATCATCCATGTCACGCAGCCCCCGGAACAGGAGCACCCCGTCCAGGAATTCCTGATACCCTTTGCTCGCCATTAAAATAGGATACCAGGAATCCCGGGCAGTTTTCTGCTAAGTGTGACTGCCGTGCTCCCTCAAATGGCCACTCAGGATCTCCCTGATGTTGGCGGCGGAACCCTGCGGGAGTTCCATCTCGTGCCCCCGCTTGTCGGTCAGGATAAACATGCGAGTGGACCGGTTATAATCCACCCTCCAGTTGAGGGTCTTCTCGACGTGATCGTGCAGGGTGAACTCGACAACACCGTTGTCGTGCGCGGGTCTCTTGTATCTCGACGGCATGATGCTCCTTGTCTGCGGTCTGAATCACGGACAGGATAGCACGTGCAGGTGACCGTGCGGCAAGTCACGCAGAGTGCAGGTGATGTTACGGACAGTGAAGTCCGCCAAAAGAAAAACAATAAAACTCTATCGTGATCTCATCCTCGATGCGTTCATGTAGCGGCGGCGGCTGGTACCCGGGCTGCCCCCGCCGTGACCCTGGCAGCGGACTTTCGCCTTGCCGCCCCAGTGAGCCTTCTTCCTGGCTAGTTTCCGCCATGCTGCCCGTACCCGGGCAGCATGGATCTTCCGGTGACCGTGCATGACCGGATTATATCACCTCTTCCTTATCCCGTGATCTCCCTGAGTGAATCATCATCCGTCAGCCGCTTGCGTTCCATCAGGACTTTACTCTCGTGCCAGGAAACAGGACAGACGATACGCCACCGGTCCGCCCCGTAGTCGTCAAGTCCTTCGGGGCGGACCCAGGCGTACTCCCAGCAGTCCAGGCCCATAATTGCCTGGTCGTACAAAAATTCCTGGCGGCGGTATTCTTCCGACGCCTTGTCGAAATCATCAGGCATCTTCCCATTGTACAGGAAAAGGTCACTGATTCGGGGTGATATCTCTCCGCCAGTTGTTCGTTACCCCGGTAAGCCTGTTTAGCTCCAGGTCGATAGCGGTCATTCTCCGCTCCCAGCGGCGGAGCTGGGCGTCATATTCTTCAGCCTTGCGAGCGTCCCGGGGACGCTTTTTCTTGAGCAGCCGGTAACGCCTGTCCAGCAGCTCCTGACGCTCCTCTCGCAGGTTGAACGCTTCGGCGATCTCTTTGGGCGTGCTCATCATGTTCCTCTCATTCGGGTCGGAGCAGTGTACCAGACGGCGGTAGCATATCCTTTTCGCGGGTCAAGATATATCTTGACCCGCAAAGAATAAAACCTTCTTCCGCTTCAGCTTCCGCCGGGCCGCCCGTATCAGGCAGGGCAACTTCACCCGGCAGTGATACTGACGGGCAATCTCCATGTCGGGGGAGCTGATGGCGAGGGGAAGCAGCTTGCCGATCGGCCGCCGCCGTCCGCACCAGGCGCAGAACTCAAAGCGCTGAATCATCCGCGGATTATATCACGCTCGAATATCATCCCATGGATTGGGTTCAGGATCGAGGAGGTCATGCCGCTGCTTCCAGATTTCAAGGTAGGCAACCTCGTTGTTAGACAAGATGCCAGGCTTGCCGTCCTGAACGCGGTAATAGTGCAGCTCGATATTTTTTTCGGAAAGCCTGTTGTTGCATTTGCGACACAGAAGGCCGCGATTACATTTGCCGCACCCTTTGAGGCAGCAGTCGTGATCATGGTCAATGCACAGCTTGCATTCTATCCCGCTCCTCCCCCCTTTTCCTGCTGTTCCTCCACATAGGAAGCACCCTCCCCCGGGACCGGCAAGTCGTGGATCACCTAGCGCCCGCTCATAATGTATCGGCAAGACGCCATAGTGAGACTGGCGTTCATAGTCACAACTATGCTCGCGAAAAGCGGGGTCCTTCCGGTACTCGCGCAGTTGATCGCGATTGCGCCGTCTATAGTCAGGGTCTTCCCGACGCTCACGCTTCTGCTCACGATGCCGCTCGCGCTCGTGCTCGTGGAAGTCGTCGTCGCACCAGTATTGCACGGTCCGTTTCGAGAAATCAAACTTCTCTGCGATTGCCCCGTAAGACCAGCCAGTTGCTCGCAGCTCCCGCATCTGCTCTTTCTCGGCGGCTGTCGCGTATCGCATTTAGTCAGCTTATCGTAAACTTTCGGTCGTTGTCTAGCCACTTCTCCAGCAACTGACCTTTCATATCCCAGCAGTGACCGCACTTCCCCTTATGGGAAACTTTCCCCGGCTCGAACACCGTGGTGTTCACCCTGACCAGCTTTTTACATGCCTCGCAGTACCGCGTCCACTCGTACTTGACAGGATATACGGACGGCGACGGTTTGGGGATGTCTTCCTCGGCGGGATGCATACAAGTGAAGTCTACCGGAAAATTGTCAGACTTCAAGCGTATCCGGATTTTACGTTCCCTAGTACACGGAGTGCAGGTGGTCATAATCCTCATCCAGGGGGGCCGCTGCTTCCAGGACTGATAGTCCTGAGATTACCACGGGAAACGAGCGAAAGCAAATGATCGAGCCGGTTGTCTTATATTCGCCTTTTAGCCGCGAAAACGCGATCACGGTGGTCTACGCGCGTACGGGCGCTGGAAGGTTTCCGCAGCTCACAGCCAGTTTGGCTCTTTCGGTTCCTGACGCTTGCGGATGCTGCTACCGACCGCTAAAGTGGGCATCAGCGCCCTCCAGGGCTTTCTCTTTTTATCTCGTTCAAGGAGACCGGATGCCAGTAGACCTGAGCGATTACAACACCGTTGCCATGCGGATCGCGGAATTTCGCCAGAAGCATCCTCACGGCTCGCTCCGCCCGGTCAACCCGGACAAGCCGTTCGAGGTGATCGAGGTGGGCGGCAAGACGTTCGTCACGTACATAGCTGCCGCATACCGCACTCCTGACGACCCGATGCCCGGCATCGGCGTTGCCTGGGAGCCGTTTCCCGGACGGACGCCATATACGAGAGACAGCGAACTCATGAACGCGGAGACATCCGGATGGGGAAGGGCCATCGTCGCCGTTCTCGCCGCGGACACGGTGGCCGGGATCGCCTCGGCCGAGGAAGTCCAGAACCGCCGCGCCGAGGACGCCCAGAAGCCCGCAGGGCGCTCGTCAGCCGCTTCCCCTAACGGCACCACCCCCGCCGCTCCCAGGGCCGCAGCGAACGCCTCAGACGCTCAGGTGGAGGAGCTGCGGGTGGCCATCAACGCGGCGAAGGACGCGGAAGCCTTGAATACTTTGTGGAAGGCAGCCGGATCGAAGGGTGCGCTCCAGGCGGAGACCGTCGACCCGGCCACGGGTGTCAAGGGAACAATCCAGGAACTGCTGTACCAGCGGAACGATGCCATCAAAAGCCAGCAAAGCGATCCAGGTCCTCAAGGACGCAAACCTGCTGCCAAAAAGTAACTGGTTGATTGCAATCGAGGTGAACGAGTGAAAAAGCTCTCCGAGGTCATCCTCGCCATGGACGCCCCGTCCGTCTCCTGCGGGAAATGCCATTTCACCGCGGCACTCACGGGAGAATTCTCCTTCGAGGACGGGCGGCTCGTCTTCCGGGCCGCCGCCGACCCGCAGCCGCGGCGAGGTCCCGACTTCTCCCGTTGCGGGGAATGCGGTGCCGAATTCACCGCGGTCAGCTGGGACTGGGGCAGCAGGAGGCTCACCCAGGACGACCTGGACGCCATCCAGGACACGCTCCGGAAGACCCGGGAGAAAGAATGGGACGACCGGGAGGAGGTGTACGGGTGAGCATCGACTGGCCCGTGGTGGAGAGTATCGAGGTGACCAACGCCATCCTGCTGCGGATCGAGCACTTTCTCATTCAGATCCGGGACGAGCTGCGGGAACAGCACAGTGGACCGGATTAAGAAGAAATGTCCCAGCTGCAACGTGTTCGGGGAGTTCCGGCGGCACTGTGCCAACCCGAAATGCAACTGGTGGGCGTGCTGTCTCTGTCGACATCAGCTGACGATAGCAAAAAGGTAGTTATGTGCAAGCAGAGCGTAATCATCAGGAAGTAAACGGATGATGCCTAGCGCCTATACCGCCCAGCAGTGCGACAAGGGGCCGAGAAACGGGAAGCTTGGCTTCTGCAACTGCCAGTGCGATAAGTGCCATCCCGATAACCCGAGCGAGAAACACTGCAGAAATCACTGGCACGATTGTCACCGGAGGTGCGGGAGGAAATGAAGATCTATAGGACCACCCAGTACCGCGGCAAGGAGATCTGGACGCAGCGCTACTGCACCACCCGCCGCCAGTGGGGTGCGCTCAAGCAGGATCTCAGATATATGCACGTCACCAGGATGACGCTGGAGATGATCGAGGTATCCGACGACATGTGGCTGCACGTCGAGACCCTGGAGGATGAGTTTTGACCCGCGAGGAAGAGGTGAACCTTGACGAGCCCTCCGCTAGCCCAGGAGACTGACTTCGGCCGGAAGTACGTGAACTTCCGGACTGGTGAGGCGGTGCCGTCGATTACTACCTGCATGAAGATGATCGCCAAGCCGGAGGTGGAAGACTGGAAGATCCGGATGACCGCCGATCACGCGAACGGCCACTGGGAGGAGATGGCCCAGTGGTCACCTGCTGACCGCAAGGCGGCGATGACCGGTGCGCACGGGGCGTACACCAACGAGAAGGCCGCGCTGGGCACCCTCATCCACGGTATCTGCGACTCCTGGATGAAAGGGATCCCGGCGGAGACGCCGAAGGCGGCCAGTCCGTACATGACCCAGTTTTCCCGGTTCCTGATGGACCGGCGTCCCGTTTTCGCCGAGACCGAGGTGACCGTGTGGAGCAGGACCCTGCGGTACGCGGGGACGGCTGATGCCGTCGCGGAGATCGACGGCAGGGTGACGTTGATCGACATTAAAACGGGACGCGGCATTTACGGCGAGCACGGACTGCAGCTGTCCGCTCTGAAGAACGCGGATTTCATCATCCGGGATGACTGCACCGAAGAGCCCATCCCGGAGATTGACCAGCTCGCCGTCCTGCACCTGCGGCCCCGTTCCTGCAGGCTGGTGCTGATCCGGCGGGAAGAGGAATGCTTCCGGGCCTTCCGGGCAGCCAGGGAATTGTTTCACTGGCGTTTCGAGGTGGCTGACGATGTACTTGGCGAGGCGGCATGAGTATAATAGAAGGTATCGTTTTCTTTCTCGCCGAGCTGATAACGGTTCTCATTTTCATCTGGGTTTTTTACATATATATCAGGTGGATCGCCGAGAACCTGGTCGAACCCGCCTTCACCTGGCTGAACGGCAAGATGCTGATGTTTTATGTCTACCATGAGACCGAACAGTGGCTGATGTGGCAGAAGTGGAGGGACAAGAATGAGCGTAGTGGACCTTAATCTCCTGGCCTCCCAGCTCTCCGCGCTGGCTCGTGACTTGCAGGCAGAAGTCGATCTGCTCGGGGAGCTGGAAGAGGTTGCCGTTGATGCGGACGCCGAGAGCCGCAGGCTGGCCGAAGAATATGAGGATGCCTACTCCCGGGCCTACATAGGGGCCGAGGGGGCAGTAGAATTGAGGAAGAATATCGCCCGTCTTGGGGTGATTGGTGAACGGGTGACCGCCCAAGAAGCCAAGCATGTGGCAGATAAGGCTAGGTCCAGGGTGCGAACCCAGCGGGAAAGCCTGAACGTACTTCACAAAAGAGTAGACGTAGGGCGCAGCCTATTGGCGAGAGAACGGGCGCTCGTGTCATTGGCAGGAATGGGTGAGGTATGAGAATAAATCCCGAAACTGGCCTGAAGATTTGCAGTACGTGTCGTGGAGAGTTTCCTGCTGGATCTTTTTCTTGTGACCGGTTGGCGGTGGATGAGCTGCAGGCTGTCTGTAAATCTTGCCAAGAAAACTGGAGATCTACGCCAGATCGCAAGCTAAGCAAGAGTGCGTACGATCAAGAATATCAGAAGAAGAACTATCTTCGGCGCGTAGTGAGAGAGTGCCGTCGCCGGGCTGTTCATGATTCCGTTCCATTTAACCTGGTCGAGGCAGATATCAGGATTCCTGTTCATTGTCCAGTTTGCGCATGCAAACTGGAGCGTGGCGCGGGTAAGCCGCAGCGCACCAGTCCTTCCGTGGACAGGTATAAGCCTGCTGCTGGCTATGTCCCGGAGAACATATGGATCATTTGTTATTACTGCAATCTCCTGAAAAGGAACTTGTCGGGAAGTGATTTGCTTACCTTTGCGTGGCAAGTGGTAGAAGGATTTGCCCGGGCGCAGGTGGTTCGCGAAAGCGAGATTCTTCAGAGAGAGGTCGAAGAGTACCATGATGCCCTGCTCGATCAGATAGAGGCTGGGATCCTGTGAACCTTCTAACTAGATTCAAGTGGACCATCTCGGTTTTCATCCTGTTCGCCGTCATCTGCGGCATCCTGTTCGCTGATTTCGGCCCGAGCACGTGGTGGTACGTTTTCGCCTGTTCTATTCTCATCCTATTCGTGTTCATGGGAGAGGTTGCCAGATGACTCATGACATCTTCGTGGAAGGGCATTTTAATCGTTACACCGAGCAGGTTGAGCTAGCCGTCCTGTGCAGCTGCACCGCCCTGCTGCTGGAAACCGTCTGGGACCAGGATCAGCTGAACCTGGACGAGATCACCGACGCCGCCTGGGCGCACCGGGATTGCGGGAAAAGCCGTGACTGACCACGAGGTCACCGTCGAATCGCAGATCGTCACCTGGGACGGGACGGAGGTTTTCATCTCCTGCTCCTGCGGTGAAGTCATCATGTATGACGACCGGAAGCGCTCGTTCCTGGAAGTGGAGAAAGCCGTCCACGATCACCTGCTGAAAGGTGCGTCATGTCCAACACGAGAAAGCTGAAGCCCCCTCCGTCCGGGTTCGTCTTCGAGCGCTTCAGGCAGGTCGTGCTCGAATCGGACCTGACCGACGAGGAGAAGCAGGACATTCTCGTCCGTGCTTCCCGGGCCGACAGGAAGGGGAGGATCCGTGACGTGCAGCCACCGCTGGACCCGCTTCCCGATCATTGACTTCGGGTTCGACTACATGTGCACGATCTGTCACCGCCGGGACAGGTTCGCCATGACGGAATGGATAGCCAGCAGGAGCCTCCCTGATATTGACCAGCTGGTCGTGGATGCCAACGGCGGAGTCTACGTCGGGGAGTTCACGGACCTGATCGCCTCCGAGCTGGGGAGGAAATACCTGTGAGTGTCCAAGTACTGCAAGGTGACTGCATCTTGGTGATGAAAGCCCTGAAAGATAATTCCGTTGATGCTGTCGTTACCGACCCTCCTTACTCGCTAGAGTTTATGGGACGTACCTGGGATTCCCATGGAGATTATGCAGATGATTCCGCTTTCGGCTATTACCTGGCCGGATTGATAGACGGCGAGGGGTGCTTCAGAGTCCAGCGTCATGAACGCGGTACGCATACCTGTACGTTCTCGATGAAGATGCGCCGGGACGACAGGGCAATCCTGGAGAAAGCTGGTCGCTGGACTCGGGCGGGTATTGTTCGCGATGTTAAAGGAGACGGAAATTCATCCCTGCTAGCAACCTGGGTGGTGCAGGATAAAGAAGGGTGTCAGCGTCTAGTAGACATCCTGGACAAGTACCCGCTCAGGGCTAAAAAGTATCTGGATTATGCTACCTGGCGTGAAGCCGTATGTGAATGGACTTTGCGCCCGAGGGGTAATAGATGGAAGGGGCAGTCTGATCAAACCCAGGCGGCGGCACTTAAGGCACGAATAGAACATGTTCGAGAATACGCGGATCCTCCGTGGTCAGGAAATGGATTCCAGGACTGGTGTCGCCTCTGGGCTCAAGAATGCCTCCGCGTTCTCAAGCCGGGCGGCCATCTTCTCGCCTTCGGCGGCGGCAGGACGCACCACCGGATGACCTGCGCCATCGAGGATGCGGGATTCGAGATCAGGGATTCCCTGCACTGGATTTACGGGTCGGGGTTCCCTAAGAGCATGGACGTGTCGAAGGCGATCGACAAGGCGGCGGGTGCCGAACGGGAGGTGATCGCCGAGGGCAGGGCAGTCAAGCGGATGATCCCCGGCGCTGACCAGGATCGCACCGGATCATGGATAAAGGATAATGGTCGCGAGTTCATCCCGACGGTGACGACTGCCGCCACCAAGGAGGCTGCCACCTGGGAAGGCTGGGGAACGGCACTCAAACCCGCTCACGAGCCGATCGTGGTGGCGAGGAAGCCCCTAATCGGGACGGTGGCAGCTAACGTGCTGGAGTATGGCACAGGTGCGCTGAATATCGACGGATGCCGGGTGGCGCATGTCAGCGAGGCTGACCGGGCCGAATCGGTGAAAAAGAACCAGCATGCCGATTTCGGCAGCGCTCCCCGGCAGAACCATATCTTTGGCGACATGAGTCAGGAGGCTCCCGGTAATTACGACGGGAGCGTGGGCAGATGGCCCCCGAACGTCCTGTTGTCCGAGGAGGTGGCACTAGAGATGGACATTCAGAGCGGGGCGACGGTCAGCCGTATCGGGAAACCGCGGCGGTCAGATGTTCCCGGCGACGGCTACGGCATGGTCCACACGGGTGCTGAGTATGACGACACAGGCGGCGCATCCCGGTTTTTCCCCTGTTTCAAATACCAGGCGAAGGCGGGAAAAAAGGAACGCCCGACGGTGGACGGAATATCTCACCCCACCTGTAAGCCTGTCGCCCTCATGCAATGGCTGGTCCGCCTCGTCACTCTTCCTGGCGGCATCGTTCTCGACCCGTTTGCCGGATCGGGCACCACCGGGGAGGCCGCTCTAGAGGAGGGATTCAACTGCATCCTGATCGAGCGGGAACCGGATTATATCAAGCTGATCAGGGAGCGGCTGAACAGAAGGGAGCCCACTCTATGGGACTGAACCGGGACACCTGGACGAAAGCCAAGAGGCTGGTGAGCGCCCGGGACGGCGGAATTTGCCTCAAATGCCTTGGGGAAGCTACCGCCGTACATCACAGGATACCGCGGGGCATGGGGGGCAGTTCCGACGACGAGCGGAATTACGGCCTGGCCAATCTCGTCTCGCTATGTGAGGAATGTCACACCTGGGCACATATGAGCCCGGAAGAAGCCTACGGAACAGGGTTCCTGTTGCATTGGTGGGATGACCCGGGGAAGTTCCCGCTGACCGTCAAGCCGGGCAGCTTCCATGTTTTGCTCACCGCAGAGGGAGATATGGTGCAGCTCAACCCGGTCGTCTTGTTCTGAGAGCGAAAGTAAGGGATACTTAGATGTGACGAACTCTCGCGTGACCCGTGGTCGTGAGTCTGAAGCCATCCTGGCTGGTTACCTCAGAGGACACGGCTTCCCCCATGCCGAGCGGGTGGCCGCCTCCCTGAAAGGCGCGGATGTCACCGGCACCCCGGGAATCGCCATCGAGGTGAAAAGCCGGACGAACCTGGACCTGGGCGCATGGATGAAACAGGCGGCGAAACGGGAGGGCGTCCCGCTGCTGGTGGTGCGGCTGAACGGGGCAGGACCGAGCACGATAGGAAACTGGCCGATGGTGGTACCGCTGGGCGTCGGGATAGAACTATTGCGAGGGGCTGGATACGGTGACCGATCAGGCGAAAAAGGATCTTCTAGCCTCCCTTGACATTACCGACAGGTATCACCACGCCCCGGTGAGGGCGAAAATCAACGGGGCTGACCTTTCCCTCAACGAGGAACGAGATGTGGCGGTCAGCCTGGGCGGGGTGATGTGTTCCTGTCCGATCCCCAAACCGCTGGGTCCTGCCGGAACCTGCCCGGATTGCGGGATGGAGGGACCTTTCTACCGGCAGGCGCTCGAATATGCCAAGGAAACAAGGAAGGCCAGGATGGATGAGAACTATGCGATCACCGATGGCTATGTTCCGGTTGACTGGCATCAGGCGTTCCGGACCCGCCGGTCGGAACCCGACTGGCTATTTCCGCCCATCCTGGAGGCGTCCACCCTCAACGTCCTGTACGGGCTGCCCGGCGTCGGCAAGGCACTGGCCCTCGATACGCCGCTACCCACCCCGTCCGGATGGACGACGATGGGTGAGGTTCAGGTCGGGGACGACCTGATCGACGCCAACGGCAAGCCGACCAGGGTGGTCGCCGTGACCGGGATAATGCAGAACCGTCCCTGCTATGAGGTTAAGTTCGACGATGGCACGGTGATTACCGCTGATGCCGATCATCAGTGGCTGGTGGAAACTCGCGCTTCGCGTATGTCAGCAGCGGAGCAGCGTAAATACAAGCACAATACGCCCTCAAGGAGTCAGCAGCATAAGCGGCGCATGCCGGAGGTTCTAACCACTAAGGAGATGGCTGGCACATTCCGATGCGGAAGTGATAATCGTTCGAACTACTCGGTCCCCGCGACTGGAGCCTTCCAGTTTCCAGACGCTCCTCTTCCGATTGATCCTTATGTTCTGGGAGTGTGGCTTGGGGATGGCCATAAGAATGCGGCCAGTGTGACTACGGCAGATCAGGAGATCCTCGACAACCTGGCCAGTCGCGGAGTGGATACGAAACTTCTGAAAGGAGATAGCAGTGGGGCAGCCAGTACCTATGCCATGATTCTCTCCACAATTCCGGAGTCAATAAAACTCGGTGCCGAGTGTGCGAAGTGCGGCTATCACTGGAAAGGTAGAGCGGGAAGGTTTCCGCGATACGGAACGAAGGCTAACCTATGCCGTAAATGCCGCGCGGACTGTACGTCTCGCGGGGTGCTCAGGGGGCTTGATGTTCTGTACAACAAACACATTCCTGAGATTTACCTCAGGGCTTCGGAGTGGCAGCGGCGAGAGCTGCTCGCCGGATTGCTCGACACTGATGGCTGGGCCGAATCGAACGGCTCGATAGGACTGGCTTTCACTTGTAAGAGACTGGCCGAAGGGGCACGAGAGCTGATCTTTAGTCTCGGGTATCGCTGCGGATGGAGCGAGCAGCGGGTCAAGGGGAAGACGGAAGAATCATCCGTCTCTTACAGGATGACGTTCGCGTCGCGACATAACCACGTTTTCCGCCTTTCTCGGAAAGACGTGGCTCATCGCGAGCGACTACGCTCCCGTAGTAGCGGAAGGTCCAATCGTCGGTATATCGTGGACGTCCGTGAAGTTTCGAGTGTTCCGGTGCGCTGCGTGCAGGTGGATAATCCTGATCACCTCTACCTGGCCAGCAGGTCGATGATCCCCACGCACAACAGCCTGCTGGTTCTCGACCTGGTTCTGGAGATCCTGCGCGAAGGCAGGAACGTGGCCATATTCGACGAGGAGAACCGGGTTGACGAGGTGGTGGAGCGGCTCACCAAGTTCGGCGTCACCGACCCAGGTGAGCTGGGCGGCCTGTCCTGGTACTCGTTTCCGCAGCTGCCGCCGCTGGACACCCCGGCGGGCGGCGAGCACCTGGTGGCCGTCGCCGACCGGGATAAGCCTGCACTGATCGTGCTGGACACCACCACCCGGATGATCGAGGGGGATGAGAACAGCGCCTCCACCTGGCTGCAGCTGTACCGCTGTTCCCTCGCCCCGCTTAAACAGCGGGGCATCGCCGTCTTGCGGCTGGATCATCAGGGGAAGGACCCGAGTAAGGGGCAGCGGGGCAGCTCGGCAAAAGACGGGGATGTAGACACGATCTGGCGGCTGAAGTTCCAGGACGGCGGCTACCTGGCCCTGGAGCGAGAGAAAAGCAGGTCCGGTCACGGTGAGGACTGGCTGCTGGTGGAGCGCCTGAACGACCCGCTCCGTCATGCATTCAAGGAGCTGGCCCACATGCCGATCACCCCGAAGATCGAGCAGTGGGCGGACAACTTTGACCGCTGGGGGATTCCCCGGGATGCCGGACGGCCCACCCTCCGGGCGGCCATCCAGGAGAAGACCCTGCACGACGAGGGCATTTCCACCACGCTCCTTGCCATGGTAGCCCGGTACCGCAAAGGACTGGACAGCCCGTCACAGCCTGAGTATAGTCCTCTTCAGTGACCCGGCCTGCAGAGCCGCGATACGTGCCCTCGGACCGCGGTCTTCCCCCTGCGGGCCGGGTCGCCTTCAAAGACGGACGGCAGCCACTGCACCTGCAAATTCTCCGACGACAGCCACAGCCCCAACGACATAACGGCAGCCAGAAGGCTAACGGCCAACCACGAAACGGCAGCCAGAAAGCTAGCGAAACTGATATAATTGAATAGCACTCATGAGATATAATCCGCCCCACAGAGATGAGGACTAGTGGCTTCTTTCGACTGCATCGGCAACCTGGGCAACGACCCGGAAGTCTCCTTCCTGCCCAGCGGCCAGGCCCTGGTCAAGTTCTCGGTCGCGGAAACCGAGCGGATCAGGAACAAGGAGACGGGCGAGTGGTCGGACGGCGACACCACCTGGTGGCGCTGCACGGCGTTCGGCCCGTTCGGCGAGCAGATTGCCGAGAACGTGACCAAAGGCCAGTCCGTTCACGTCAAGGGCAAGGTGAAGATCCGCGAGTACACGAAGGACGGCGAGAAGAAGTACTCGACCGACGTGCTGGTGGACGAACTCGGGCTGAATGTCCGCCGCCTCAAGCCAAAGGGCGAGTCCCGTCCCCGCAACGACCAGGAAGCGCCTTTTTAATGTGACCATCGTCCATTACGTCTCGCCCGGGAGTCTGGTCACCGCCTGTAACATAACTATCATGGCGGACATGGAGACCACCTCCCGGGCCGGGGACGTCACCTGCCAGGGATGCAAAGACAAGATACTCATATGACTGACCTGACGATTCATTACGCGCGGCAGGGAGACAAGCTCACCCCCTGCGGCGAGCCCGTCAAAGGCTTGCGCACGTCCTTCCGGATGAGCGGAGTGACATGCCGGGACTGCATCCGCCAACTGGCCCGGTTCCCGGACATATGGCTCTGAGACTGAGACGGGAGCTTGATCCTCGTTACCGGATCGGATACGATGCCGCTAGGCATGACCTGCGCAGACTGCTGGCGAAAGTGGACGAGAAGAAGCGGCTGGGCGTCGTTTACGCCTGGCTGCATGAGCAAGAGGAGGACGAGAATGAACGTAAATGATGCCCTGGGCGCGATGACGGAGCGGCTGGAGAAGAAAGGCTGGGTCAAGGGCCAGTCCTGGACTTACGAGATGAGCCCCGCGGCGAACCGGGGTCTTCCGCTCGCGATCGGCTACGGCGCAGCCTGCCTGCAGGGAACCTATAGCCTGATCACCCAGGACATGGTGATTGATGTGGTAACGCTTCACGCTAAGGTGGCCGAGCGCCTGGCCGTGGCGATCATCGGGCTGTTCCCCGACCGGATCGACGACAGGAGCACAAGAACGTGGAATACGGTCGTCCGCTTCAACGACCACACGGACACCACGTTCGAGGACGTCCTGCTAGTGGTCAAGCACGCGAGAGAAATGGAGACGACGTGAACGTGACGCAGATCATCCGGGACATGCGCGAGTGGCTGGATGCTCACGAGTGGGCGCAGGGCGAGCTGTACACCCACCAGCTGAACGAGGACGGCATGAGGATCTTCGGCATCACCGGGGGCTGCCTGGACGGGGCCGTCAACATCGTCCTCTCCCGGGGCAGGACGCGCTGGGACGCGAAAGAGCCTTACGCGCTCCGGAAGCAGGTGGGGGACGTCCTGCTGCCCGTGATCACGAGCCTGTTCCCGGACCGGGTGCATCCTGCGCTCCTCGGCTTCCTTCCCGTCAGCGTACCCGAGATAGCCCTTATCGATGACACCAAGTGGCCGGGCATCATCGCGTTCAACGACAACCCGCAGACCACGAAAGAGGACGTTCTGCTGGTTCTCAAGCATGCAGCCGGGGCAGAAGATGAATGAGTTTGTGGAATTCGGGACGAATTCCACGGACCCCGTGACATCCGTCCCGGATGTCACAAGGCAGAGCGCACTGGCATACCGGGCCGCCGCGATCATGGCCGAGCGGGGTCACTGCAAGAACAAGCTGACTGACAGCGAAGGCCGCGTCTGCTACCTCCAGGCCCTCATCCTGGCAGCTGAGCAGATGGAGCTGCCGCCGAGCGCTATCGCCGAGATACCGGTTCTCGGCATGAGCAGGACGATCCTGCAGGAGCGCGGTTATGCTTCCATAATGCCTTTCGGTGACTCATTCCTCCCGGTTGACTACAACAACGATCCCGCCACGTCCGGCGAGGACGTGATCCTGCTGCTGAAAGAAAGCGGCTCCAGGCTGGAGGAGCAGTGAGCGCGAAGCAGCTCGCGCACGAGTACCTGTCCACGTCGTGCCTCCACGATGAGCATGTCTACTGCCAGAGCGGCACTGGCAGCAACGGCACCACCGAATGGGCCAAGACCCCCGCGTCCTGCAAGTTCTGCGGCGCGTCCTGCGTGTGCCCGTGCCATGGTGCCCGTACCGATGAGAGTAGCTGAAGGGTACTGGTCACTGGAGCGGTGCAGGTACTGTAAGGGGAGCGCGCTCCTCGGCAGCGTAGGAAAATACGTCATCCTCTGCGAGTACTGCGACGCCAGGGGCACGGTGCTGGTGGAGCGCGCCACCCTTGACCCGGAAGAAGAAGATGATGAAGTTCTCGGCGGACCGCAGTGAGCTGTCGATAGCGGTCACCAGCGTTGCCGCGGGCCTTCCTGTGCGCCCTCGCCATCCTGCTTATTTGGGCATGCTCATCTACGCGGCGGACAGCGGCGAGGTCGTCCAGTTCAGCGACAGCCCCGGCGTCGTCCAGCTGACGGCCAGTGACGGCGACACCACGTTCAACACCACGGTCAGGCCGGATGTCTCCGAGCCGGGATCGGCCGTCTTCCCCCGGATCTTCCCCGAGGTGGTCCGCAGCCTGACCGGGGAGACGGTGGAAGTTGCAGTAGAGGGCAACTCGGGGACGGTCAGCTGCGGCAGGAGCAGGTTCACGTTCAGCGTCCAGGACGGGAAGGACTACCCGTTCCCGCTGCTAAACGTGCCCGAGCTGGGCAGGGCGGACGGGGAGGAGTTCCGGGCGGCCCTGAGGAACGTGCTCCCCGCGGCGGACCGGGATAATCCCGTTCCCGCCCTGACCGCGGTGATGCTGAAAACGGGCAT